CTGGTTCTAGTGGAGTCTCGTCGTCCCTGATTCTAAGTCCCCTGGCCTTAAATCCAGCAGGAAGATTTGCCAGCGTACCTGCATCGATCAGTTGTCGTAGGGCTCCAGTAGCGGTTCGAGACAATCCGCCAATCATGTGTATTAAGCCGAACCCATAGAATCCAAGACCAGGGAGAAACTTGTAGTGTACAAAGTATTGTATTTTTGTTCTTAGTGGATCGTCCTGACGGTAGTTCCTTCTAATAGATAAGACTGCGTTTGACGCTCTGTCTATCGTAATAATAAAAGGTAGGTGGTATCCGTCTGGATCTTCAAAGCCTGGTATGTCTATGGATACGTGACACTCCAACAGTTCATACATCATGTCGTTGGTGTTAGCACTCAGTCCTTCGAGCTCGTCCTCTTTGTCTACGGTATCGCTATTTATGTTTGTTTCAGCAGGCTGTAGTGGTATGTCTCTGTAGAATCCTGCAAGTTGTTGTGCTCTGATTTCGTTGTAGCTCATTTTGACTACATGTGTGACTCTTTCACACGTTTCTAGGTCACTGGCTGTGTACGGAACTACTAAATCTTCTACGGGTACAAAGGTGCTAACTGCTCTTTGTTTACTTGGATCGTAATAAACCTTCTTAAATGCTGTACCTGCTAGGGGTAAATAGAACAATAATTGATCCATTTCAGGGGTATATTCTTCCATTACCGTAGTAATCTGGTAGTTCATGAACTCTTCTACCCTACGTGCTTGATCTTCTACGTCAGGTGTTTCATTGCCCATGACTCTGGTTTTCACGGGGCCTTTACTTGGTAATAGTTCCTTAAATGCCTGCGCTTGGAACTGCGTTACGGATTCGGCGAGCATAGGATGTGTTACGCCTGATGCTCCTGGAAAAGGTCTGTCTCTATCTTCATACTTAAAGCCAAGTAAATCTAGGCCTCTTACGTATGTGTCTTCCCAGTCATGACGACTTGCCTTGTCTTCTTCGTAGTCGGTAATTAATTCAAAAGCAATTCGTCCTAGCTCGCCTTCGTCAACGTACTCCGCTAAATTTGCGTCGAAGGGCGTGGTATCGATAACTTCTTCATCAGGAAAGAAATCTATCTGTGCGCCTTCTTCGGATAGTTCAACAGCAATATCGCCTTCACCCATTTGCATGGGCTCTTCAATCTGAACTTCTTCTCCGTCTTGTACTTCCAGATCAATAAGATCTGACAACCTTTCTATGTTGGTCGGTTTACTGTTCTCTGCCATTTACTTTCTTTTCCATGTCTTCAAGGGCTTCTTGTACATCCCCAGACATTCTTGGTGTTCCGCCAAATAGTTCTCTAAATGGATTATCTTCTGGATTGTAGAAGTCAGGATTCTTACGTTGTTGCGATGCACCAAAATACATTCCTGCTCCACCCGCTCCTAGACTTGCTATAGTTCCTTTTACTAGGCTGTCTACTTTTCGCATTCTGTTTAAAGCTTCCATAAGTTGTCTAGCTTCACCCATGGTTTTTGTCAGCTTCATTTGTCCTTCAAGAACTTTTACAAGTTTTTCAATCTCAGCACCTTTTTCTATCAGCTCTTGCGCTTTTCTAGCGTAGCCTGCTTGAGAAGTTATGGAAGTAGATCCCTTGGTTACACTGTCTGTAAGAGCTTGAGTTTCTCGACCGTACCTCGCAACTATATCGTCTAACTGGTTCTGCGTTAGTTTATTAAACTTGTCTCCTGCTTGTTGACCCGTTCTCATACTTTTAAGAACGTTGTCCATTCTTGATGAGGGACTTCTGCCGCCAAGATTTCTGGCTCTCGTTGCTAAACTAGCGAGGCCTTGTACTAATGGTCCTAATGCCATGTTGTTCTCCTAGTAAACGCCTGTGAACTTTGTGCCTCTCATTGCGTCTCCACCACCACGGCTTTTGCCTTTCCCGTCTCCAGGTTTGGTCATGGGTGCTTTCATATCAGTTTGTTTTGCATAAGGAACAAATCCTTGGTCCTTGATCTTTTCGCCTTTATCAGCCATTGCTCTCTCCTAATAATATTCTCTGATCCGTCTGGGTTCATTTTCCTGCAGATCATCGTCCGATTCTAAACCAATAAATCCGCCCTGTCGATAACGCATTAACGCTTGCGTTGTCGAGTCCACTAAGTCGTCATGATCTCCAAATGGGAATGCTGCACATTCTTCTACTAATTCTTCCGCCCAACGCGTGTCGGGTACGTACACCATGCCTGATTCCAACATAGGTGCGACCGCATTTACTCTTGCAATCTTGTCTTGTCCTTTGCCAGGTGAGTAGTTGACCACGGGAATACCCGCATGACGTAGTTCGTCCGTGAGCGGTAGACCACTGGCCTTGGCTTCTACAATAACTGTATCTGGATCCCAGTATTCAAACTGCTTATATGCCTCTCTCTTGAGTGTAGGAAAGTCCCACCTACCTTTTTTGACATCAAGCAATAGCAAAGCTGGCCGCATAGAGTGAGGATCAGGGTAGAAAACGCACCATGTCGTAATAGCAGAGAAGTCAGACGTTTCTTTCTTGGTGTATGCCGTGTCGTACGACTGTATTACGTACTGCATTTCTGGAACTTCGTCTTCTTCCCACTTTTGCCACCATTCTCGCTTCAAAATCGCCCCTTCTTCGGACGTAGGGTTTTGCATCCACTGAGCTTCCCACTTACTTACAGGCAAAGAGGCTTTTACCCCCTCTAATTCTTCCATTTTCCAATATTCGGGCCATAAAGGTTTTTGACTATCGGGAAATATTGCAGGAAACTCTACAACTTCCCACTGATCGGCGTGTTCTTCGCTTTGTTTGTTTAATAATCTACCTGTTAAGTCCTTGATACTCCATCTTGTCATCACAATAACGATAGCTCCGCCTGGTTGTAGCCTTTGTCGGGGTCCAGAACTGTAATATTCCCAAGCATTGTCCAAAGCTGTGGGAGAAAGTGCGTCTTGTTCCGAGTGGATATCGTCTAAAACTAGCAAATCTGCACCACGACCCGTTACCGCACCGCCAATACCAGAGTAGAAAGCTTCGCCTCCGCTATTCGTCTCCCATCTTCCTGCTGATTTGCTGTCTGCTTTTAGACTTACGCCAGGAAAAACGTCTTGATACAGGTCTGAGTCGATAATATCCCTAACTTTTCTACCAAAACGGAAGGCAAGTTCTGCAGTGTGCGTAATCTGCATGATCTTCAACTTAGGATTACGGCCCAAGATCCATGATGGAAAGAATGTAGAGGCAAATTCAGACTTTGTATGCCTTGGTGGCATGTTTACTATCAGACGTTTTATCTTGCCTTGGGCTACTTGCTCTAGTTTTTCTGCAAATATCTGGTGATGCCTGCCCTCTACGAAGTCTGGCCACATGTGATTGATGTAGGTCAAAAAACTTTCTTGTCCTTCACGCTGTAGTTGTTTGGAATTTAGTGCTTCGGTCAGTTCCAGTAGTTCTCTGGTAGCTTCTGGGTACTGCTCGGCTAGTTTTTCTAAATTTATATCAGGACTTTCCATGCCAAATATTTTGAAATTTTAAAATTTTTTGTGGCCAAATCGTTTTCAATGATTCCTATGATGAAGGGGGTCGCCTCATTTGTCAAAGTTTCTGGATATTCTCTCCATGTCTATTTTTTTCTTCTATATACAACCCACTCGCTTCGCTCGTTGGGGGGGATAGGGTATAGATTCATTCTAATAGATATTAATGAGCTTCGCTTGTTTTCAGTTAATATTCTATTAGATTCATTCTATACCCTATCCCCCCCAACGAGCGAAGGCGAGCGGAGCGAGCCACGGCCGACACACACGCGCAAAGGGTTGACTATATGGGACATTTGTGCATATATCTTATAGACTTATTGTATGCGTTTGTTTAATATGTATTTACTTATTTAATAACTTTAGGAGAAAACAATGAAATTAAAAATAAGTATGTTTAATAATAATGGGTTCGAAGTAGCAAAGGCGATAGAGCCTAACTGCACTAGCCTTGTCATTAACGGCGTTGTTGTGGTTGCCAATGGTCAGATACAAGAGGATACACCTTTACTTGAAGATCATGAGGCAGAACATGGCGCGATTGTTATGCAACCACAGGAGTTACTATCATGAGTCGCATAGTTTTATTTAGTATGGCTTTGCCCTCGTCATTAGGTCTTGCGTTCTTTTACGCAAACACTTATGGGTATTTTATTCAATTCACCTTAGTGTTTTTACTAGGTCTTTTGTTTGGTATGTGTTCAGCCGCTCTTATCGAGATTGCTGTTGATTTTAGAAACTACAGGAGAAGATCATGAGCATGACAGATGTTTTAATTGCCATTGAGCAAGAGGTCGAATGTCACATACCATACTGCGAATGTATGGCAGAACTATTCGATAGGGTTATGAAAAGTAATGTTGCTAGATATGGGGAGGAACTAATCATTCCAGTAGTGGAGGACTTATGGTTCGAGCATACTCATTAAGTTGGGGAGAAGAAAGGGCGATCGTTGATCGCCCTTTTTTTATTTGCCCAGATCAGATCCGTCCAGGCTGGAAG